GCCGGAAACTACTAATGAAGACGCCTATCCTTGGCTCGTCTTATGTTCTGCGTAGCCCCAATGCGGCGGATAGCCGCATGGTTAATCTTTATGCAGAAGTCATCCCCGAAGGCGGCAAAGAGGCGGCGTGGCTACAGCGTGCGCCAGGATTGCGCGCGCTAACACAGCTTCCGACCGGCCCCGTGCGCGGGCTGTGGCAGTATGGCGATTACGGCTACGCCGTCGCCGGCAGTCGGTTATATCAGATCAATAGCGACTGGACGTATATTGATCGCGGTCAGATCCTAGGCACGGACAATTCCACGACGCAGCCCGTCAACATGGTCGACAACGGCACGCAAATGTTCATTGCGGCCGACGCCAACGGTTACATTTACACAATAGAGTTTTCTATATTTTGCGATACGACTAACACGTCGACGACTATTGCGACGGCTGATTCTAGCGTCGTAATGATCGGCCAGCCTGTATCTGGCGCGGGCATACCCGCTGGCGCGACCGTTGTTAGCATAACCGACTCAACACATTTTGTAATTTCGGCCGCAGCTACAGCTACAGCTACGAGTGTCTTGTTAACATTCTCGCCGTTTCTTTCCCAGATAACTGATCCTGACTTTCACGGCGCAGTTGGCGTCGGCTTTCTTGACGGCTATTTCGTCTTTAACGAGCCTAACAGCCAGCGCTTATGGGTGACAGATTCTTATAATGGGTTGTCGATTGGCGATCTTTCGTTCGCCAGCGCGGAAGGTTCGCCTGACGATCTTGTCACGCTGATCGTCGATCACCGCGAGGTCTGGCTATTTGGCGTCAACACCGTCGAAGTCTGGTATAACGCCGGCACGCCGGACTTTCCGCTTGCGCGTATTCAAGGCGCGTTTAACGAAATCGGCTGTCTTGCCGCCTATTCAGTCGCCAAACTCGACAATGGCCTATTCTGGCTTGGCCGTGACGCACGCGGTAATGGCGTCGTTTATCGGTCTAAAGGCTACTCCGGTGAGCGCGTTTCGACGCACGCTGTCGAGTGGCAGATCCAGCAATACACCGATCTTTCCGACGCTGTGGCTTATACCTATCAGCAAGACGGTCATAGCTTTTATGTGCTGAATTTCCCAACCGCCAATACGACGTGGGTTTACGATGTGGCGACCGGCCTCTGGCACGAACGCGCCGGCTGGGAAAATAACCAGTTCACGCGTCATCGCGGCAACTGCCAAATGAACTTTAACAAGGAAATCGTTATTGGCGATTACGTCAGCGGTTTCATTTTTGCTTACGATCCGACCGTCTACACGGAAGCCGGCACCGTTCAAAAATGGCTGCGGTCATGGCGCGCGTTGCCGACCGGCGAGAACAATTTGAAGCGCACGACGCAGCACAGCTTGCAACTTGATTGCGAAACGGGCGTCGGTCTTAACAGTAATGACTATGGCTTGCTCGGCACGACGTATCTTATTACGGAAGACGTTAAGAATATTATAACCGAAGACGGCGACTTTCTTGTATCGTCGCTCAATCTCCCGGCTCCTGGTATTGTTCCGCAGGTCATGCTGCGCTGGTCAGACGACGGCGGCCATACATGGTCGAACGAGCATTGGAAATCTATGGGCCGTATTGGCCAGTTTGGCTATCGCACGATTTGGCGGCGTCTCGGCATGACGCTCAAGATCCGCGACCGCGTTTATGAGATCTCTGGCACAGATCCGGTGAAGATCGCCATTATGGGCGCAGAACTCATAATGAGCCCGACGAATGCCTAATCTCCCTAACAACACGCTCGTGCCCGCCGCACGCGTTCCAATCTGGGATAAGGTGACGAACTTTGTCACCCGCGAATGGTATCGCTGGTTCTATAACACTTACATTGCCGTTGAAGCTGGCCGCCGTTACGGCTCGTTCTACAGCACAACGACGTTTACGCCGGCGGTAATCAATACGGCATACGCGATTACGTTCAACAATACCTATGAACGCGCTGACGGGTCTGAGTTGGTTTACGGGGTTTATGTTGGCCCTGTCACGTCGCAGATATTCGTAGATAATACGGCGACGTATAATTTCCAGTTTTCGGCGCAGTTGAAAGAAACCGGCGGCGGCACGAAACAGATTTATATCTGGCCGCGCATAAATGGCGTTGATGTAGCCGATTCCGCCACTAACGTGACGCTTGCCAATGGCTTGAATGCTGCGGCTGTCGCGGCGTGGAATTTCGTGCTAAACCTTCAGGCTGGCGATTATTTTGAACTGATCTATTCGGCCAGTAGCACTAACGTGTCGATTCCGTATGTGGCGGCGTCTAGCCCGGTTCCGGCAATTCCTTCGGTCATCCTGACCGTAACCAGTTGTGTAGGTGGATAATGGCAGTCGTAACTCCTACCCCAAAAGCCCAATTCTTTTACGCGGACGGCACGCCGCTAGTTGGCGGTAAGGTCTATACCTACTCAGCCGGCACGACCACGCCACAAGTGTCCTATACTGACTATAGCGGCCTGACGCCCAACGAGAACCCGGTCATTCTGGATTCGCGCGGCGAGGCTAATATTTGGCTGGGCGAACTGTCTTATAAGTTCCGCTTGACCGATGAAAACGACGTAGAGATCTGGACGGTTGATTACGTCACCGCGCCGCTAACCTCAGTGTCGCCGGTTCTGTCCGGCAACGTCACAATCTCGACGGACTCGATTGGCCCGGCGCTGAAGGTTACGCAGATTGGCACAGGCAACGCGATTGTTGTGCAGGACGAAACCGATCCTGATACGACGCCGTTTGTCGTCACCAACACCGGATCGGTCGGTATCGGCACAACGGTGCCGGCGACTAAACTGGCCGTCAACGGCACGATCAGCACGGACACGATTGCTGAATATACGTCTGCCGCCGGCGTCACCATTGACGGCGTTGTCGTCAAAGATAGCGCTATCGCGGGCGATTATCTGCGCATCGCGGCTAAAACCGTGCAGGCTACGACGACTGGCACGTCGATCTCGTTTACTGGCATTCCGACATGGGTTAAGCGCGTCACGGTCATGTTTGCTGGCGTCTCAACGGACAGCACGTCGCCTATTCTTGTCAAACTCGGCACTAGCGGCGGCATCGCGTCTACAGGCTATATTGCCACCGGCGCACGTATCGCTTCGGGCAGCACCACGGTCGACACGTCAACAGCGGGTTTCCTTATAAACTCTACGGCGGCGGCTGATACGGTATCCGGCACGCTGGTCATAAGCGTCCTTGATCCGACCAACTATTACTATATCGCGGATCATACAGCTAAGGCGGGAACAACAGCGGTTATGTGCGGAGGCGGACGCGTCACGCTGACCGGCCTGATGACCCAGCTAACCATAACCACAGTCGGCGGCACGGCTAACTTCGACGCCGGCTCTATCAATGTGCTGTATGAATGACAACGGATATTGTAGACGATAGGGATAGGGCGTTAGAGATCGGTTACAAAGCGACCGATTGGCCTGATCCTATTGATTACTCTGAATATCTGGGCATCGCGGCAAGTTGGCAGGTCGAATTAGTCGTCAGAGACGGCGAGCCCATCGGGGCGGTGTTTAGGAAGGACGGCGAGACGCATGTGTCGATCCTTCCCGAGTGGCGGCGCAAATGGCTGTCGCCGGGTTTGTTAAAAAAACTTCTGGCCGGCACTCGGCTTACAAGTGTCGAAAAAGGCCATGAGTTCATGTATGGTATATTGGAAAGACTCGGCTTCCAGCGGCAACCCGATGGAACGCTAACCAGAGAGATCTAAAATGGGCTTCAGTTCCAGCTCACGAGCGCAGCAGCAGTCCACGCAACAGGCTATGATGATTCAGGCCATTGCGGCTCAGCAGCAGGCCGACGCCCAGCGCGCGGCTGAAGCTAGGGCGCGCGAAGACGCTGTGAAAGCCCAGCAGCAAGCGACGACCGCACTCCAGCAGGGGCAGGCGCAGGCTGTCGAGGCCCAGCGTCAGCAAGCGCTTCTTGGCGGCCGTTCGGCGCTATTAGAGGGCCGCGCGCTTAGCGAAGCGGCGCTTCTTGGCGGCCGTAACTTAGCCGAAGAAGCCACAGACATCGGCGCTGCGCGAAGCGCGCAGGCGCTGCGCGAGTCTGACGTTCGCCGTGAGGCTGTGCTGCGGCAGGCGGAAGCCCAGAGGGCGGCGCAGTTACAGGAAGCCCGCGCACTGGGTCTAGGCTCTATCCGTGAAGGCATGGGCCAAGGCGCAAACGCGCTGCAACAGTCGCTGGCGCAGGGACTGGCCAGTTACGGTCGCGGCATGGAGCGCGGCGCGGGCGCTATCCAGACTGGCATGGGACAGGGCGCGGGCGCGGTGAATGCCGCGCGGGCAGCGGCGTTAGCTGACTTTGATAGAGGTCTTGCGCAGGGCACAGGGGCTATTCAGACTGGCATGGCGCAAGGCGCAGGCGCGCTTCAGGCGGGGCAGGCCGGCGCTCTTGGCTCTTTAGGTGACTATTATACTAGAGGCGTTGGGTTTCAACAGCCTTATATGGCGGCTGGCGCAGACGCGACTAATCGTCTTGCGGCGCTTTACGGCGCGGGCGGCGAATACACGCGAGATCCAACATTAGCGCAGCTTCAAATGGATCCTGGCTATGCGTTCCGCACGGCGGAAGGCATGAGAGCGTTGCAGTCGACGCTCGGCGCGGGCGGTATGCGTCAGTCGGGCGCGGCCATAAGGGCTGGCCAGCGTTACGGGCAGGAAGCGGCCAGCCAAGAATACCAGAACGCCTATAATCGTTTCATGGCCAATCGTCAGGCCGTGACGCAGGGTCTTCAAGGTCTGTCGTCAGGCGGTCTGTCAGCATCCGGCGTCGCGTCGGGGCTGGCGGGTCAGACGGGCGCTAACATGGGTCAAGTCTATACCGGCACGGCCGGTAATTTGGCTAACCTATACGGCGCGGGCGCTACAAGGCTTGCGGATCTTTACGGCCAAGCCGCTGCGGGGCGCGCTGGGACTGAAAGTCAAGCCGGACAGACTCTTGCCAGCCTTTACGGTACGGGCGCGGGTAATCTTGCGACACTGTATGGCCAGACGGCCGCAGGTGAAGCCGGGCTTCAGGGTCAGACGGGCCAGAACCTTGCCAACCTCTACGGCACGGGCGCGGGCAATCTCGCCAATATCTACGGCTCGACCGGCGGCGCGCTGGCCGACGTGGCGGGCCAGACGGGCGCGGCGCTGTCGGACATTTACGGCACGACGGGCACCAACCTCGCCAACATCTACGGCACGCAGGGCACGAACCTCGCCAACCTCTACGGCACGACGGGCTCTAACCTCGCCAACCTGTATGGCGGCACGGGCGCGAACTTGGCCAACCTTCAGCAAGGCGTCGGCGGCTCTCTGGCCAATATCTACACCGGCACAGGCACCAACCTCGCCAATGCCGCGTTGACGACCGGCCAGCAACTTGGCGCTAACGCCATGACGCTCGGCCAGAATCTTGCTGGTATCCAAGGCGGGCTGGGTCAAGCGCTGGGCCAAGGTTACGCCAACATCGGCACGATCCAAGCGCAGCAGGCGATGGCTCCGACAAACATGCTGGCGTCGGCGCTTGGCCAAGGTGCGCAGTTGGGGGCTATGTATTACGGTCTGAATAGAACGCCTACGGCGGCTACGAGGTAAATTATGGCTGTTCAATATTCGCCGCTTCCTGAGTTTCAGGCTCCTAATGTTAACATCCTCGGCGCGTATGCGCAGGGGCAGGCTTTGCAACAGAACGCGCTTCAGCAACAGCGTCTTCAGCAGCAAATGGACTTGGCTGAGAAGGCGGCTGGCTACACGGCTAACCGTGATTTGCGCGAAGCTGAAAAGTTGCAGACTGAGGAGCGAGCCAAAACGTTTGAACTGGCGTCGAAGAAGTATGATTTGCTGGTCGGCATGTCGCCGCGCTTGACGCCGCAGAACTACAAGGCGTGGTATAAGGAAGTGACGACGGCGTTTCCGCCGGCGGCCAGTGTTCTTAACCCTGAGTATGACCCTGAGCAGGTCAAGCTGATTCCGTTGCAGGCGGCCGACATGAAGCCGCAGCTTATTCAGCAAACGATTGGCGGCAAGACGCGCTTGTTGCGTGCCGGGCCTATGGGCGGCGGTGAAGTTGTGCCCGGTTCGGAAATGTCGACTGAAGAGTTCGAGCCGATCAAAGGCGCGGGCGACGCAATCGTTGGTTATAAGTCCAAGTATGGCCGCCAAGTTTTGTCACCGGAAGAGTTTCAAAATAGCGGCGACTATATGGGCTACATGGCCAGCCGCGAAGGCACGGGCAAAAACCCGCGCTCGTCGGCGCAAGGGCCGGGACAGTTTGTCGACAGCACGTTTGTTGACACTTACCGCAAAGTGTTCCCGCAGCGCGCGCAGAGTATGTCGCGCGATCAGATCTTGGCGCAACGCGGCACAATGGTCGACGGCGTGCCAGTCGAAGCGCCGATGCTTGAAGCGTTCACGGCTGGTAATCAGCAACGGCTGAAGGACGCCGGTTTTGCGCCGACTAAGGGCAATACCTATCTGGCGCATTTCCTTGGCGCGGACGGCGCGCTTGACGTGCTGGGCGCGTCGCCGGATACGCCCGTGTCGGAACTGTTGTCGCCTAAAGCCATCAAGGCTAACCCGGAAGTCTTTGCCAAAGCCAAAACGGCCGGCGATCTTATCAAGTGGGCCGGCGGCGGCGACAACATGCCGACCAAAATGGAGCCGCTTGGCACCGCTAAGCGTCAGGCGCAGGACGCAGCGCTCAACATCATCGCTGATCTCGACATCAGCCCGACCGGCGAAGACCGCGTGTCTAAACTGATCTCCGGCTCGACCGGCGGCGCGATCCCGACCGCGCTGTCTGAAGTGCCGCGCGCATTCGGCGCTACCACGTCAGGTCGCAAAGCCATCTCGGAACTGGAAACGATTGCCAACGAATACAGCCTAGAAAAGCTGGGCGGTAAACTAGGTGGCCAGATCTCCGACAAGGACGTTCAATTCATTTCAAAGACGATGGGTGACATCGCCAATCCGATGATTCCTGCGGAAGAACGTCTTGCGGCGTGGAATCAGGTCAAGCGTCGACTTGCCAGCTATGCTAATCTCCAAGCGCCTAAGCTGAGCGCCGCGCCGCGTGGTCAAGCCGGCGAGACTGAAAAGCCGGCGGAACGCAAACGCATCAAGTTCATGGAATTGGGTGACTGATGGACGTTGAACTGCCGGACGGCACCGTAATCGAAGACGTTCCTGAAGGAACGACTAAAGCGCAGCTTATGGCTAAGCTGAAAGCCGGCGGCTATGACGTGAGCAAACTCATGCCTGCGCAGCCGGGATTCTTCGGCGCGGTAGAAGAATATTTTACCAAGCCTGTCGCGCCGGCTCCGGCTAATCTTCAGGCGCAAGGCTACGATCCGTTAGCGGGATACGCCGAACGCGTTGCCGGAAATGTGCCGCAAGACGTTATGAACATCGCGCAAGGTTTTACGCCGGAATCGCTCGGCGCGGCTGGCAAAGCGTTTTATAACGCGCCGCTTCAGACAGCGGCTGACGTTGGTAGCGCCGCGCTTCAGGGCGCGGGGCAGTTCTTGGCCAGCCCGTTAGAAACGTTCGCCAACGCGCCTGTCTCGACAGCGATGGGGTTACAGGCAGCGCAGCTTGCGCGTATGCCAGGCCGCGTCGCTACTAATGCTCTGGCCGAAGCCGCTTATCCTAAGATCCGCGCCGCCATGTCGCCAACGAATCGCATGGTCGGTGAAGTGTTTGGCGCGCCGGAGATTCAGGCCGCACTTCAAGAAGCGCCGGCCGGCATGAGCGTGCCGCAAGCGCTGGCCGATGTGAACGCTCCCCAGGCGCAGGCTGTCGCTCGTCAAGCAATGTCGCTTGTGCCCGAACAGACGCGCGCTGCGCAAGCCGCGCAGGGTCAGGCTCGCATGGAAGCGCTGAGCCGAATCGCCAAAACACCGCAAGAACTGGCAGCGGCCGAAGAAGCCCGCGGCGCGGCCGCCACAACTAACTACCGCGAAGCATTTAAGCAGGCCGCGCCGGAAATACCGGAGGACTTTTTACAGCGCGATTCGATGAAAAAAGCGCTCAAGGCCGCCAATAAGATTGATCTTGAGCGCGGCGGCGGTTCGACGCCTGTGCAGAAACTGCACGACGTAAAGGTTACGCTCGATGACATCGTAAAAGATCCGACCAAATATAAGCTGAAGCCTAGCCTTGGCCAAGCGCTTAAAGATACACGCGCTGAATTTATTGATTATCTTAATACTGTGCCGGAATACGCTCGCGCTCGCGCAGAGTTTGCGGCGCAAAGCGTGCCGATCAATAAAATGCAGGTTGCGCAGGAATTGTTGAAAGCGGCTGTCGAGCCGCTGTCGGAAGGCGCGACCCGCGCTGGCGTATTTGCGCGCGCCGTCGAGGAAGCGCCGAAGACAATCAAAAAGGCGACCGGGCAGCAATTTTTTGATAAGCTGGAAGACGTGTTGTCGCCGGAAGAGATGGACGTTATCAACAACGTTCGTGACGAATTCCGCCGCACAAAGCTGGCCGATGAACAAGCCAAGCTGGGCGCGAAAGCTGTGCCAGAAGTCGAAGAACTGGCGTCGTCTAAAGTGTCGTCGGCCATGAACATTCCGTTCCTCAACCGGACGTGGACGATTGCGAACACGATTGTGAAGCGCACGCTCGGCCGCGTCGACGAAAAGCTGGCCACTGAGATCGGCATGATGATGCAAGATCCGGCCGAACTTAATCGTGCGATCGCCAAAGCGCGCCGGTATGAAAAAGAAACAAAACAAACCGTTGAAAAGTTAAAGGCGCGTCGTCAACGGATCATGCAAGTGACGCCAAAACGCGCCGTCGCCGGCATTGCCTCTGTTCAAAACGCAATGGCTCCCGAAAACCGCAACGCAATGGCGAGATGATTATGGTCGAATATCAAGTTCTCTTTGACGTAGCCATTGGCGTGATTGGCGTGCTGGGCGGCTGGACGCTCAACACCGTCTGGGCGGCCGTGAAGGATCTTCAGCAAGCCGACAAGGAACTGGCGGAAAAGGTCGGCCAGATTGAAGTTCTAGTCGCCGGGCGCTATGTGACCCGCGAGGACTTTAATCAGGTGCTGAATCAGGTGTTTGAACGCCTAGACCGCATCCGTGACCTAGTGAGCCAACGATGAAAGAGAACTACGACGCTGCGCTGAAGGCGACGCTGCGCTACGAAGGCGGCAAGGTCGACGATCCGCGTGATCCTGGCGGCCGGACTGCCTACGGCGTCACGCAAAATACCTACAATGCGTGGCGCGCTAAGCACGGTCTGTCGCAGAAAGACGTGTATCAGATCGCCGATTCGGAAGTCGCGGCGATCTACCGTCAGGAATATTGGGACAAGATCCGCGGCGACGATCTGCCGGACGGGCTCGACTTTGCCGTGTTCGACTTCGCCGTCAACAGCGGCGTCAGCCGCGCGTCGAAATACCTTCAGTCTATGGTCGGCGTCACGCAGGACGGCGTGATCGGGCCTAAGACTATCGCCGCCGCTAAAGCCTATCTTGGCAATAAACTCACTGATAAAAGACTCGGTTTTCTAAAAGGATTGCCGACATGGGGCACATTTGGGCGTGGTTGGTCGAACCGCATAAACGACGTTTATGCTGTTGTGCGGGACTTATGCTCGCGCTGAGCGGCTGCGCTGACCTTAAGTATTACGAATGTATCGCGCGCGATAGCACATCGCGGCCGTGTAACTAAAAGAGGCTAAAATGTTAGTTAACTGGATGACCACGATTCCCGGCATTCTGACGCTGTTGTCCGTGCTGTTCCACGCTTGGCAGACCAAAGACGTGAACTGGACGGATCTCCAGAACGCGCTCGTCGCGCTGGGCCTCGTCGCGGCTAAGGACTGGAACGTGACCGGCGGCAGCAAGCCGAATGATTGAAGGGGTCAGGTCGCAGCGCCAAAGACTGTTGATGAAACTGCCGATGATCTTGATGCTGGCAAGTTTTAGTGGTTGTGCGTCGACCAGCAGGTGCCCCCCGCTGGTCGACTATTCAAAAGAAGATCAAGCCAAAGCGGCTAAAGAGTTACGCGCCCTTCCGAACGACAGCGCCGTCGCTCGGCTCGTTGTCGATTACGGCCAACTCCGCCGCTCTTGCCGCCTTTGACAGTTGCGCGGCTTTCGCCGGCTTCAGATCCTTCTTGGCTTTATAGCTAATGTCCTGATAGCCGCGCGCCTGCGCGTAGTCTTCGGCAAACGTGGCCGCAAACAATTCATAGTTCACGGCGTCGACGTGGCTATCCATGTGCGTGGGCGACGCAAACGCGCGGGCGTTCTTAACGCAGGCCAGCATGATGGCGATTTCGTAGGGGTGAAACTCACGGCCTAAGCGCAGCGACGCCAAGTCAGCCGCAAGCTGGAAATTGTTTTCTATGCCGCCGTAGCCCTGACCGCGCTGGTCAATGATTTGCGCAGCTTCATACAGTAGTTCTTGAGGATTCATTTATCATCTCCATAAGAGCCGCCCGTTCGCGTAACATGCGCAGCACCGTGTAACGCTGATGCAAACGCACTAAGATGGTCGAGCGCCGGGCGTGACGTTGTTCCATCTCCAGTAGGTCTAAGACCTCCTGTTCGGTAAGATCAGCAAGCTGATCGTTAAGAGTTTTCCATGTGACTGTCATATTAAGACCATGTCCGATGACGTTCGGCGATATGTTCGCACCCGTCGTAATCAACAATTTCCCATTCAACATCGGAAGGAATTTCTACAACCTTCAGCGCTGCATGGTCGCCGTTAGCAGAAGCCCCAAGCGTTTCGACTGTTGCAACGAGATGCGGGTCATCGCGATTCATATCCCAGTCACAAAACTGGCTTCCGTCCGGCGTATAGAAGTCTACGCTGCGAAAGACGCTACAGGACGGCCGCTCCTCAAGAGTTAAACCGGAAAGTTTGGCAAAATGGCGCGTTGCTTTGTCGGAAATGCTAAAGCCTCCAAAACAAGCGTTAATGACTACCTTTTTAGTCGTTTGACAATTCTGCAAGGGCCAACTCCGCTAAAGATTTTTTGTCGTGTAACGCATCCCATATGCGCTCGTCAATAGTTTTATTACACATGATGACATAACACCACACATCACGCGTCTGGCCGCTGCGGTGCAGCCGGCCTACGGTCTGTTCGAATAGTTCAAGCGACCACGGCAGCGACAGGAAGATGATCTTGTTGCCGCCGAACTGTAGGTTGAGTCCGTGCCCGGCGCTTTTAGGGTGAATTGCCAGCAGTTCGATCTTGCCGGCGTTCCAGCGCTCCACGGCGTCAGGCGCATCAATCGTTGTGACGTTGAACTGGCGCTGTAGTTCGGCTAGTTCTTCTTTGTAATTGTAGACGATGATTGTGTTGTCTCGCTGGTTTTCGTCGAGGATGTCCCGGAGAGATTCAAACTTTTGGCGTCCAAACCACTTAGCAACGCCTTGGCTATCATAAGCGAAGCCGGACGTAAGCTGCTGAAGTTTGTTTGTGACAGCAGCCGCTGTTGGAGCCGTGATCTCTTCATGCACATATTCCTTCTTCATGTTCTCATACGGCTCGCGGTCGTCGAGATCACAGCGCATTTGCACGACATGGAGCGGCGGCAGCTTGTCTTTATACTCGCCAGGTTCTAGCACATAAGTCGCCGGCTTGATCGCCTCCATAACCTTTGGCAGCGATTGCGGCAGCGGCGTCCAGTCGTTGTAATCGCGGTTCACACAGTAGAAGTATTGCTGTAGGAACGCGCCTTTGCTGCGACCTAGCAGCGTTTGGTCGACGACCTTGCATTGGCCGAACACGTCTTCTAAACCGTTTGACGTAAACGATCCCGTCAAACCCCAGCGGATCTTGAACTGGTCTAGGATCTTGAGAAGATGTTTGAACCGCTTGCCGGACGGGTTTTTCAGCCGCGTCAACTCGTCGAAGACAATGCCGCCAAAGCCAGCCGGGTTGATCGACGGGATGTTGTCGTAGTTGGTTACAACAATGTCGGCATCGCTTTCGAACGCTTTCTTACGTTGCGCCGGCGTGCCGACCGCGACAGCAATCCTAAACTCAGGAGCCCATTTTTGACCCTCGGTTGGCCACACGTCGGTGCAAACGCGCTTCGGCGCTAACACAAGCCAGCGGTCGCAATGACCATGAATAATCATTTCGGTCATTGCGGTTAATGTGATTGCTGTCTTGCCCGCGCCGACTGGCGCAAGAATCATGGCCCGGTCACGACTGAAGAGAAAGTCGGCGGCGTCGTGCTGGTATGGTCTGAGATCCATTTTATGCGCCATGTCTTTCTGTAAACCCGCCTAATTCGCGTTGTTTTTCTTTTCTGTAGTCTACAGCAGACAATAATGCTTTTTCTTCACCTAACTTATTGATGTTAAACCATTTTTGACAGACTTTATTATCAAACCATGAAGCCACCCAATAACTTGCGTTTTTGTGCATTATTTTATGAACACCAACTTTTCCACTTATATTGTCCCGGCGACGAATTGAGTTACGTTGATTTAGTGATTTCGGCACATCACGTAAATTTTCTACTCTATTGTCAGATCTATCGCCATTTATGTGATCTATTTCGTTTTCTGGCCAATCATTATACGTGAGAAACCATGCGAGCCTATGCGCCATATAATATTTATTATTTAATTTTATAATTATATACCCGTCTTTACGTTTATGCCCGGCTTGCGCGCCTACTTTAGCTCTTGGGCCAGTCGATACCGCCCAATATAAAAGACCCGTTTTTGCGTCGTAGTTAAAATACTCACGCATTGGTTTTACTTTCTATCCAAGCGTCCACCTCGGATTTAGACCAGAGACAATCGTAGTTCTGACTGAGCGTCATCATCTCGATTGCAAATCGTCGTTGTAGTTCGCTGAGTTTGCCGCCGGGGCGCTTCAGTTCTATGAAGTGCGTCGTGCCGTCAGGTAGACAGACCACACGGTCGCTGACGCCGCGATTTGACGGCGACACGAACTTATAGGCTCGACCGCCGATCTGTGCGACGCGGCGCATGAAATACTTTTCGATGTCTTTCTCTAGCATAAAAAGTCTCTTGACACAGACGTAAAGAAAAGTCTAGTGTCGAATCACTGAAAGGTAAGGTAATGACACACAGTAATATAGTCGGCGGTTCGTCCGCCAAGCGTCTCATTAAATGCCCTGGCTCTCGTAAGTTAGTGGCGGAACTGCCCCCTAAACCGTCTAGCAGCTACGCGGAAGAAGGCTCGCGTCTGCACGACGCAATGCACATGATCTTGTCGCATGGCGCTAAGGTTGACGACTACACGGATAATGAGAAGTTAATCCTAGCGCTTGACGCGCTTAATGAAATCGACCCTAATAATGAGTTGGAGTTTGCCACAGAGGTTAACGTTCACTTTGGAGGCTTCCTTGCCGGAGTTTTTGGTAGTTGCGATCTCGCTGGTCGCATACGCAATCGCGCGATACTCCTAGATTGGAAGTTTGGCGACGGCGTTGCTGTCGACGCAGAAGAAAACGAACAGCTTATGTTCTACACGGCGGCCGGTATGCGCACGCCGGAACTGCGCTGGGTGTTTGAGAACGTCGACGAGATCGAACTTATCATTGTGCAGCCGCCGTATGTAAAGCGCTGGGTGACGACGCCCGGCCGCATCAAGGCGTTTGAGCGCACGCTGTATGACGCCGTGCAGCAATCTTTCAGACCCGACGCGCCGTTTGCCGCTGGCGATCATTGCCGTTGGTGTTCGGCTAAGCCTGTCTGCCCATTGCTTACAGGTAAACTTGAGCGCGCCGTTGCGACTAAAGTGAAAGCGATTGACCCGGAGAAGATGCAACATGCTTTGGCGATGGCGATACTTGCGGAAGAATGGGCTAAAGGCGTTCGTGAACTGGCCCAGACGATGCTGGAAAACAACGCGCCAGTGCCGGGGTGGAAACTCGTGCCCAAACGGGCCACTCGCCAATGGGCTGATCCTGTTACGGCGGAAGCGACTTTTAATGAAATGGGATTGGGTTTCACGGAGTTCATGGAATTAAAATCGCCGGCACAAATCGAAAAGGCGCTTAAAAAGCGTCATATTGCGATGCCGGAAGGTTTTACCGTTTCCATGTCAACAGGTAACACGATAGCGCCGGAGAGCGATCCCCGTCCTGCCGTGCTTACAATAGGCAAGGACATCCGTTCTGCCTTCTCTAAGCTAAAGGTCTAGTCATGTCTAATATTGTGAAGTTCGGCAACGCCAATCTCCCCACCGCTGCGTCTCTGGCTGAGTCGCTGCGTAAACTCGATACTGACGCTGGCGTCGGTTCGGTCATTCTGAAAATGGATAAGACCGGCCATTGGGTTTACGGCGCGGATCAGACTGAGATCGACAAAGATGGACGCTGGGCGGTCAATCCGTTCTCGTTCGTCCACGGTTTCATCGCGTGGGGAGAAGGCGAGGTTCTTGGCGAGAAGATGGTGTCCATTACGGAGCCGCTTCCCGAACTGGACGTGCCCCCTCCTGGCGCTAAGCGCGGTTGGGAGCCGCAGGTTGGCATGAGCGTCAAGTGCCTCGACGGTGAGGATGCTGGCGCGGAAGCCCGCTACACGGTCACGTCCGTTGGCGGTAAGCGCGCTATGCACCAGCTTGCCATGAAGGTTGCCGATCAGGTCGAGAAAGATCAGGACGCCCCTGTGGCCGTCGTGAAACTCGGCTCGGAATATTATCAGCACAAATCCTATGGCCGCGTCTACACTCCGGTGTTTGACGTGATTGAATGGATTTCGCTCGACGGTGCGCCGGCCGAATCGGTCGATGGCTCTACCGCAGACACTGGCCGTCGTCGTCGCGGCTGATGATAGAGAGGCGGCGGCTTAGGCCGCCGTCTTTTTCTGGGAGAGAAAGAATGACTGACTACACCGACCTAATCGAACGGCTGCGCGCTCCCGTGCCGACTGTCTATGACTGCAAAGACGCCGCCGACGCATTAGAGGCGCAGGCGCGACGGATTGCGGAGTTGGAAAAGATGCTCGCCGTTCATCGTCTGGCGGTTGACGTTGACGCCTTAAAAGCCCGCATCGCGGAGTTGGAAGCGGAGAACGAAGAACTGAAAAAGGCAATTTCTAAACCGTGGATGGGTTCTGCCCGCGCCGCTTATCTGGGGAAGAAGGAATGATTGAAGATCTGTCGCTGTATCTGTTCTTCTACGGCTTCGGCTTAGCATCGGGAGTGTTTGTGTCATGGATCGAATCGAGAAGGTAAGCCGGTATATCCCGGCAGTCATGCCGTCGCGTGGCGGCAGCGGCGAAGAGAACGGCAGCACTGTGCGCCACATGCTCCTGTCTATACCGCGCATCAAGTTCTTAGAAGGCGGCACGACAGAATACTATCACAAGTATAGCGTGCTGAAGCATGAGCCTGTTATCATCAACCCCAGCTACAGCGACAAGTGGTGCGAGGCGATTAAAGCCGATCCACTAACAGAACGCGAGTTAGAAGTCGAAAAACTGATAAACGACGGCAACTCGCACAACGTCGTGGCGATCAAGCTGCACATCGCCAAGAACACAATCGCCAACATCATCACTCGCGTCCGCGTCAAGCGCGCCTACCAGAGCCTGAAGAAATGAAACACATCATCCTAGCCGCCGGCATAGCCGTGTGGGGCGGCCCTAACGGGCCAGTCGCCACCGAACTGCAATACGAGAATGAGAACTTTTACTACACGCCCTACGGTCAGATCAGCGCGCCAAAGGTGGGCGACATGACGATCTACAACGGGCCGAATGGAGAGTATCTTGGCTACCGTCTCGAAAGCGGCGACGAATGATCTGGATTGATTTCGAGACAAGATCGGAATGCGATCTGAAGACGGCGGGCGTATATAACTACGCCCGTCATCCGTCAACGCAAGTAATTTGCATGTCATGGGCGCGCCGCGGCAGCGAAGTGCAGACGTGGACGCCGCAGCAGAAATTTCCTGAAGCCGTATATAGAGCCGCTGTGCACGGGGGCCAAATCCGCGCCCACAACGCCGCTTTCGAGCGGCTTATCTTCTGGCATGTCCTGAATATGCCAATACCACTAGAACAATTTTACTGCACCGCTGCGCAAGCGCGGGCAAACTGTGCGCCAGGGAGTTTAGAAGATGTCGGACGATTCGCCGGAACTGAAATGCGCAAAGATCATCGTGGTGCTGCTCTGGTTCGTGCTTGCTGCATTCCTCCATACCGTGATGATCTCATACCGGAACTTATCGAATACTGCGAGCAAGACGTTAGAACAATGCGCGCCGCCAGCAAAGCCATGCGGGAACTGACGCCAGAAGAGTTGGAGGATTATCATGTTAACGAGCGCATCAATGATCGTGGCGTTCTTGTCGATCAGCGTCTATGCCGTGCGGCGGTCAAATATGCGGCTGACGAACTTCAAGAGATCGAGACTACTGTTCGTGAGATCACCGATGGCGCGATTCAGTCGGTCAGAAGTCCCCGTATGCGCGAATGGGTCTTTGAACGTGTCGGATCAGAAGCGCGTAAACTTATGGAACGTGCCGATAAAGTCTCAATCGACAAATCAGTCCGCGCGAACCTACTGGCCATAGACGACCCAGAGGAGGTGCCTCCCGATGTCAGAGAAGTCATACAATGCGCTGACGACCTTTGGGCG